GATTCTATTTGCATTTGTCTGCCAGATATACCTAGACAATCTGTCATAACATCTCTGACGATCTGTGACGGTGAAGAACCACAAGGCCATGTTCTACTTACTAGACTTCTCGCATCTTCCAATAAGCTATCATCGCAGGCATGAATAGTAAACTCTTCTACGTTATTATTAAATAGTTTGCGATTATCTATGCGATAGACTCTTTGACTAACATCTAGTATGCTCTGAAATTTCCATGGATTCATGCCTAGAATAGGTCTATTGATCGTTAAATTGACGATAGAGTTCTTGAAATCATCGTAATTTTTACCTAATACATGTATACCTGAATGGAATTTAATTCGCGTCTGTAAACCTGGAGTTAATAGACTTTCTGCAAGTGTGACTTCTCGCAGAGTAAGTTCGGACAGAGTATTATATACTGAAGCCTGACTGATATTACCACCAATAAAATTATAATTTATAGTGGCTAATTGTTCAGTATCATTTACATTTGGAGGAATATTAGAGCCATTAGGTCTTGCCATATTATGTAAATCTTCTTATAAACGTATCATTTGCGCCTGAACTTTGAGTTAGATTATCAAATTGAGACATGATTCTACCGTAATACTGCTTCTTAATTATGTTGATCTCTCGTTTCTTTTCGTTCTCGCGGATTTCGTAATCAAAGTATGAAATGCGTTCAGCTTTTACTGTTTCTATAACGTCTTTGCCACCAACATTGAAAGTATCATATGTGCTTTCTGCCAGAGAAGTATAAGTATCATATGGGTCAGTAACAGCAACGGCAGTGGCCACATTTGCAGAATCTATTTGATATCTGCTTATTGTAGAAACTTCGGCAAATAAGTTTTCACGAGTTATAACTTTTTCATACATTATATAGTTTGTCTTAGCCCAAGAAGCAACATTTTTAACGCCGTTCATATTTGCTTGTGAAGCATATTTTTTAACAATATATTTGTCAAATGTTCTATTGTCCATTGGCCAGTCATAGTGCGGATCTAAGATATCATTGGCATATAATATGATCCAGTGAGCTTCTGGATTACCGTAAGCTTTTTCTGCTAGTGTTTCTGGCTTATCTCCGTCACGAATAACATATTTTTCATAAGAAGATATGTTCTGCATTATATCTTTGATGATAGAGATACGAAAGAATATATTCGTTACACTATCAAGAGAAGTCAGCTTTTTTCTTTCTAGATCATATCGTACTCTTGGAAATTTATCAAAATATTGAGCCATGTTCTTAGAATCCTTGTAGAATGCGAAGCTTGTGTAGAGGTTCAATTTCTCTAAAGCCCATAGATAAACGTACTGCCACTGGATGACCGTTAGAGAATGTTGCATATACTCCAGTAGGTGCATAGTCAACTTCAATTCTTTCTAGTACGCAAGTATTGATACGTGGTATATTGGTATTTTCTATTCCTCTGGTAAAGAATGTAATATCAAATTCTGCTGGTGGAATATAAAGAGGAATAAAACCAGTAACGTCTGTAGTCAATTCTGGTGCAGAATAAAAGCGCAGTGCTTTGACGATTTCTCTGACAGCAATGGATTCTTCTCTATTATGTGGTGCCATCATGACTTCAAATGCAAATTGACGCTGATCTGTATTAGAGAATAGTATTTCTACTCTAGGATTGATTGGATATCCTGTCATGGCAGATGCAACGCCTACCATTTTACCTGCTCCATCCAATAATTGTCTGACGCCAGCAGCAACTTCGGTACCTAGACCTAATATACCTGATGCATATTGAGTTAATGCGCCAGCTAGACCGCCAGCTAGTGCGCCCAGTCCCTGACCCATCATAGCTGTAAGCGATACTTCTTCAAATCTCTGAACGCTTGTGTAGATCATAGGAGTAGGCATATGAAGAGCGATAGACTTTCTTATTCTTCTGGTTGCTCTAGGAAAACTTAAAGCTGCACGATTCTGATCACCAGGTAAAGAATCAATGGCCGTGCTGAAACGCAAAACGTCTACTTTTGAATATTCGTTCTCAAAAGCTAAACCATTATAATTGATTGTTCGCTGTGATCCTCTTTGAGTTTGATCAGCATATACTGGCACGTTGACATTAATGACCATGTAATGACCAAGATTATTCATATCTAGATCAGAAGGAAACATTAAAGAAGAGAAATCATACTGAGACTGAAGTAGATCAGGATCTCTATTTGAGAAATCAGTCATCAATTGTCTATCAGGAGGATTTGGAAAATTATTCACTTCAGATGGTGGACGACCTTGTGTTCCTGGCGTTGCCATTTATTATTCCTTTAATAAGTTTTCTATATATTTATATGTCATACAAAGGCAAATTTATACCAAAGAACGCACACAAATATAAAGGTAATCCCACGAACATAATATACCGTTCGTTATGGGAACTAAGAGTTATGAAGTATTTAGATGAAAACACTGCGATAATAGAATGGAGCAGTGAAGAATTAGCTATACCCTATATATGTCCTACCGACAATAGATGGCACAGATATTTTCCAGACTTTATCGTTAAAGCTAGATTGCCTGACGGTAGTACTCAAACAATGATATTGGAAGTAAAACCTAAAAAAGAAACTAGAGAACCAGTCAAGAAGAAGAAAGTCACTAAGCAGTATATCACTGAAGTAATGATATGGGGTAAGAATCAAGCTAAGTGGAAAGCTGCGACTGAATATTGTGCTGATAGAAACTGGCAGTTCAAGCTAATCACAGAAGATCATTTAGGTATATAAAGTAATGCTTATCATCGCTGGCATAGCCATAATACAGTCATGTCAAGTGGTTGTCAAGATAAATCTACATAAATAAACATATGGCTACAAAAGAAGAAGTAAATAACTGGTTTATAGGTAAAGCGCGGTCTGCTGCGGGTTATAGAAGAAATATTGTCAATAATCAAGATCGCACACGCGGTATTACTGTTATTGGCAAGATGTATTTCTTCTATTATGATCCGAAGCACAAGAAGACTTTGCCCTTATATGATAAGTTTCCACTGGTATTTCCTATTGAGAGATACGCAGACGGATTTCTTGGTATAAATCTACACTATCTTTCCATAGGCGAAAGAAGCGCGCTTCTTTCCAAACTTCAGACATATCGTTCAAACAATAAAATGAATGAGACAACCAAGCTGAGATTATCTTATGACTTGCTACAAAGCACAAGAAGTCTAGCCTCTGCTACTCGTCCATGTATAAAGAGATATCTATTCTCTCATGTCAGAAGTCCTTTCGTAGAAGTAACAGCAAATGAATGGGACATGGCAGCACAGTTGCCAGTAGCCGTTTGGATACAAAATTCATAACTTAGGATAAAATAAATGGCAGCGCCAAAAATATCAAATCAGCCAAACAATCTAAGAATGGGTGACTTTAGAAGTTACTCTGGAATGTATGAGGGACTAATTCGTTCGGCCAAATTTGCTGTTGAAATACAGTTATCTGGCAATAACGTTTTAAGAAGATTAGGATCTAGTGTTTTAGATTTGTCTAGAGATTTGACTTATTTATGCGAAGCTGCGGAATTACCTGGACGTGGTATGATGAACTTGGATCTCAGATATTATGGACCAAGCTTCAAGATACCTTATCAAACAACATATGAAGATATTACGCTAACGTTTCTCTGCCGTACCAATATGTTAGAAAGGCAGTTCTTTGATGACTGGATGGAAATGATTAATCCATCATTGACTTATGATTTTAGATATAAAGATGAATATGTTGCAGAGATTAAGATATTTCAATTTGGCGAATCTGACAACGAAAAAGATATCATTAAAAATACTGCACCAGAAGCTCAGTACCTAATAACACTCTATGATGCATATCCTATTCTGATTAATCCACAACCTGTTACGTGGGCCGATGATAATTTCCTAAGACTCGGTGTAACGTTCTCATATAGCAAGTGGTGGCGAGAAAGAGATGGACAACCAAAACCTTATGGTGGTCCAGCAGATTATGAATTAGTTGCAGGTAGAACTATTAATGGAAATAGTAATAATCTTTAAAAATAAAAGGATGATACAGTATGAACATGGAATTACCTAAGATTGATGTGCCAATATATGAATTGACGTTGCCTTCAGATGGGAAAGAAATTAAAGTTAGACCGTTTTTAGTCAAAGAAGAAAAGCTGTTATTGATTGCTTCAGAATCAAAAGAACCAGAATCGATCATTAGAACAACATTGCAAGTGATCTCAAACTGCATAGTTGATAGTGATGTAAATGTAAACTCTTTACCGTTCTTTGACATCGACTATCTGTTTATTGCATTGCGGGCCAAGTCTTTAGGCGAATCTATTCAATTAAATTTTAAATGTAACAATGTGGTAAACAGTGAACTATGCGGAAACGTTTTTCCTGTAAATATTGATATTTCTAATGTTGAAGTTTTTGATCTGGAAAAACCTAAAGTCGTGCAGCTAACCAATACAACATCACTGAGAATGAAATTTCCAACATATTCTCTGATGAGAATGCTAGATGAAAAAGACAATGTTTTAGAAAAGAAGACGAAGATCATGACGGCATGCATTGATGCTATTGTTGAGAAAACTAATGTAATGTCAGCAAAAGACTTTTCTAGAGAGCAATTATCAAGTTTTATTGATGGACTAACTGAAGAGCAGCTAAAGAAAATTCAAGTCTTCACTGACAAGATGCCTTCATTTGCTATCAAAGCTAATCAAAAATGCAAGAAGTGTGGTTTTGATCATAGTATTAGCTATACGGACTTTATAACTTTTTTTATGTAATGCTCAGCCATGATAACTTGATGAACTACTTCAAAGTTAATTTTGCTTTGATGCAGTTTCACAAGTACAGTCTGACTGAGCTAGAAAATATGATACCTTGGGAAAAAATGATCTATATGGATTTGTTGAAAGCGCATATAAGAGAAGAAGAACAGAAAGCGGCCGAATTAAAAGCTGCACAAAAGGCAAAGAGATAAATGGCATTTAATACCGAAAATATGACAACAGACTATAAGAAGCTGATGAGCATACCAGTTTCTCAGAGAGCGCACATGGCTCAAAATGAGATGTTGAATAGTATCTTGACCTCCATGACACCGACGCAAGTAGCTAATCTGTTTCCTTCTTACTACAAAGAAAGTTTGCCTAGCATAGCTGGATTCCAAAGTTCTGTGACAAAGACAACGACTGCTGGTGATGGTAGTGGTTATTCTGGCGGTACTGCTAAAGGTGGTGGAGGAAGCGGTGGTTGGGGCGGCACTGCTCAACCTACCAGTACGCTTACAATATCTGATATGAATAAGAAACTCTTAGAAAAAGGTATTGATGTAAACAATACACTACAGTCTATTGGTAGTGGTATATTAGAAAATTCTCCTCAAGCAAAAGTATTAAAAGGCGTTTCTTCAGAAGACCTTGCTAAGATGGGTATTCAGAAAACTCAAGACGAGAATGGTAAAACTTTACTGCAAGTTATGCCAACACAAGTTTCTCAGATGACAGATGAGCAAGTAATATCAGAATTTAAAAAATCAATTCCATCTGACACATTTACTCCGCGTGAAAGAGCCACCTTAGACTTTATTGCTAAGAGAGAAGGTGCCAAAGATCCTAATATTATTTTCGGAGATACTAGTGGACCAGGTTCAGGTAAATATAGTAAATTATTGGGTCTAGATAAAAGACCGTTAACAGATATGTCAATATCAGAAGTCTTTAAACTTCAAGGTCAATTGAGAGAATTAACTAAAGCTGATAGAATCGGCAAAACAGACGATGGCAGAATATTAGGCACTTCTGCTGTTGGAACTGGACAAATGATTGAAGGAACTTTGAGAAATAATTTGTTAGCAATAGGAATAAAAGAAGAAGATTTTGTTAAAATCAAATTTGATAAAACTCTTCAAGAAAAACTAACTTTGTCCAATTTTAAAACTTCGGGCATAGGCGATCCTAATGCTGATCCGAGTACTTGGAATAAACATAAATTAGGCAAACAATATGAATCTCTAGACACTAGTAGAGGACATTCTGCGATGACTGGCGCAGAAATAGGCGCAATAAGTTCTGCATCAACAATTCGCCCAGAAGCTGATACTCAAAATATATCTCCAGAAGAAGCTAGAGCTAAACTTGCTGAAGCTGAAAATCAAAAGAGAGTCGAAGCAGGAACTAAGATATTATATAATCAGAATGCTTCTTCTGATAAAGGTACGCAAAATCAATTTAGTGCAGTAGCCGTACCTCCTGTGCCTAAAGACTTTAAAAAGCTAAGTGATTACTATGATTTTTTACAGAAAAACTATCCTGAAAAGATTGACGTTAACAGTCCAATGTGGGACACAGTTAATCCTAAAATGAAAGAAGTGCGCGATTATCTTATTGCGTCTGGTGCTGCTGATAAAAAAGGCGGATATGTAAACCGCGATACTCTCATTGCTGTTGATTCTCAACTTCGCATGGCAGCAAAATATGGACTAACTTATCGTTCAGTTGTTGGTGGTGGTGGCGATGATGAACATTCAGCAAACCATGGCGGTAAAGGACGCGACACAAACTATTCAATTGACGTTCAGTATTTTGATAAAGATGGTAAACCAGTTCATTTTGGAAATTTACCAACTGAAGTTAAAGCCAACTTAATGATGGCTTCTGCTGCTGGCGGAGCTAATCGTATGGGTACTGCGGTTGATGGATATAGTGCTGCATTTCACACTCAAGCAGACAGAGAAATGGGAAATGCTATTTGGGGATATACAGGAAATAAACAGCACAGTCGTGCAAGTCTAGAAGCTTCGGCAGAAGGTCGTCAACTTGCTAAAGTATTTGATCAGAGCGTTGGCAAAGCTGGACAGATTAATGCTGATCTTTTAGATCAGTTAGGAATAAATGAAATCAATAAAGATCCTATTATAGATTCTGTTTCTGCAACTGCTGGAACACCAGCCGCAGTTAATGAAGCTGAAATGAAAGCTAGTGCTGAAGAATCTATTCCAACAGGAACTAGTGATGTAATTCCAAAAAACAATAATGGTACGGCAACTACATCAAAGGAAACTGCGCCGTCTGGTGCTTCTGTCGGAACACCAGCCGCAGTTAATGAAGCTGAAATGAAAGCTAGTGCTGAAGAATCTGTTCCAACAGGAACTAGTGATGTGAATAAGAATTTTAAGACTGGTACTTCTAATGCTGGATATGCAGAAGAAGTGAAGATGGTAGATAATGAGACGGGTAAATCTTTGGGTAATGTAAGTTCTGGAGAAGCAGTTGGTATCACAAAAGATAGCAAACTAACAGTAACATCGGAAGCTAGAAACATTGCATCTGAGATATTACCTAAAATGAATACTAACATGTCTAATCCAAACGCTCAGACTATGCCTCAAAATACTCCGCAGACTCAGCAGTCTAGACCAAGCACCATGCCACCTGTAAATAACATTCCTGATCCGATGAGATTGACAGCAGATAATAGTTTTATGTCTTCGCCGTCTTTTGATCGATCAATGAGTAGAATAGTTCAGACAGGAAATAAGTATAACTCTCGCGGAGTTCCGTGGTCTAACGTATAAAAAAGGGAAAGTCAAAACTTTCCCCTTCTCGCGTTTACCTGCTATTCGTATTTATTGATCAGCAAGTGACTTGAAATAGTCTAAATCTTCATCTTCACTATCAGTCCATGGCGGAGTGTCTTCAACAGACTTTCGTGGCTTTGATGCTTCAAATGTTGGCTTCTGAGTTAGACCTGAAATACTTGCAGACTGAGTTACCGAATCTGTGATCTGGCCGTTAATGCCTAAAACATCATTCAGCTTACGCTTCAACTCATCGTAAGACTTGAAGTTCTTCGGATCAGTAAATTCCTTAAGAGAGTATTCAGACTTCCAAATCTTCTCAAGCACTGCGTCATCTTCAGACAGAGTTGTCGGATTGTCAAATGAAGACAGATCGTAGTTACGATAGCCTTCAACCTGACGAATCTTGATCTTGAAGTTAGCGCCGTTCCACAAATCAAACGGATTTATCGGCTTCTCATCCTGATACTGAGGGTTCATCGCAAGAGTGATCTTGTCGAAAATCTTCTTGCCGAACTTGAAGAGCTTGACCTGCCCTTCGTTGTCAGGGTTTTTCGGATCAGTAATAACCATGATGTTGGC